AATCTACTTAGACAATACTGAATTAGAAGCTATTCAGTCAATGAATGACACCTTCACAAAAATGAAACTTGCACTTGCTGACGCTGACCTTCAGAAGGCTCAGATCATCGAAGCTATTGGTGAGCTGAAAGCTAAGTTCGCATTACAGGAGAAGGTGTTAATTGACAAGTACGGTGCGGACACCGTCATCAATGTCAAGACAGGAGAAGTAACACAGAAAACGGTAAACTAAAACGAAATGGCTAAGATAAGCACATACGTAACGGACAGCAATGTCACGGGTGGTGATATGCTGATTGGAACCGACGTTGATAATTCCAACGCGACCAAGAACTTCACCGTTTCTAGTTTGATTGCATACGCGGCAACAAACGATTTGGTTCCCTATACGGGAGCTACTCAGGATGTTAATTTGGGAGCAAACAACTTGAGCTTAGAGTCATTAACCGTGAATAACGGCATATCGTTGACAGGAGAGTTGTTTACTCTTGGAAGCTCAGGAACGGTCAATCAGATATTGGTCAGTCAGGGCGTTGGATTAAGTCCTGTTTGGGCAGACAACGCAGCGGTTTCAGTTCCTATTTCTAGTGGGTTATCTGCACAGGGTACAAACAATACTACGACCTCTTTAATGAGTCAGGGTATAAATATTTTTTCAACTGTTACTCTAACCAACTTTTGTACTAAACTGCCAAACGTGGCGTCAGGTATATCTGTAAGGATTATCAATAATGGAGTGACGAATTTAAGAGTATTCCCTTATGACCCTGCTGATTCAATAAATGGGTTGCCCGCAGGTGCGTATGCAACAGTTCCTAACGACAATAAACTTTACGAATTTATATCTTTATAATCATGGCAAACAATTGGTCTTCAAACACACCCGCAGCGGCTGCTTTGGTGTTTCCTGAAATACAGATTCCACATACAAATGGAGTTACTACAAATAAAGCAGGATACGAAACAAATAACCTTCAAGGTTCATACGGAATGGGAGTAGACGGGAATGGAAACTTAATACCCGCTTTTTCTCCAAACAACATGATGTCGTTGCCTGTTCCAAATGCAACGATATCTTCAATATCCATCAATACCAACATTTTGCTTTCTGATTTACCATCAAATCAAATTAGTGTTTCATTTGGAACATCGTATTTAACGGCACCCAATTTTGCAACTACGGGAGCAAGGGCAATTGTAAGATTTAATAATGACCCGCTTCAGTTTGCTCAGCAAAACGCAGTGAGTACGTTGAATACACCACCATTGGTAGGTGACACAGGTACATTATATACATACATTGACGCATTCACATTTGATGGGTTTAATTATTTTTACCCTAATGGGCTTAATTTACCCGACGGTGGTATCGGAACGGGTGGAACCTATTCAGCTAATTTTTTCACATTCGCATTCAGTATACCTGCGGCTGCAATTACAAAAACATATAAGTTTCAAATAACCTTAGGATACGTTTAATATGTCAACATACGTTTTAAGTGGATTTATTCCATACTCAGGGGCATCAACCGATGTTGATTTAGGCTCCAACACATTAGCAACATCATCGGGCATTGAGCTGTCAGGCAATAATTCAACGCTCTCGCTGAATGGTTCTGAAGGCACTATAGGGCATATTCTAAAGAGCAATGGCGGAGAGACTCCGTCATGGGTAGACATTGCTACTGCCATAAACGGTAATCTTTGGAAGGGTTCTTTTTATGACAGCGTAACACAGACCCTTACGGGTGGAGCAAACGTGGCTGTCCCAATGATTTTGGGAACAACGGATACGGCTGCCACAAACGGAATATCGGTTGTTACCGACGGAACAAACCTTACAAGGATTACGGTTGCAAACACGGCTGTATACAACCTGTTGTTTTCGAGTCAGTTTCAGAACTCAGGTGGAACGGCTCAGACCATTGACATTTGGCTTCGTAAGAACGGCTCAACAGCGGCTGCCAACCTTGCTGACTCCAACGGAAAGGTTTATATGCAGGGCAACGCAAGCCATGTCATTGCTGCTTGGAACTACTTTGTTCCCTTGAATGCGGGAGACTATATTCAATTGATGTGGACTGCAACCTCTACAAACATAACCATGGTTACTGAGGCTGCAACCGTAGTTCATCCTGCTACACCAAGCGTCATTGTAACCTTGAATCAAGTATAATGCAGGATATCAGGAAGATAGCTATTGGTCCCGACTACAAGGGAGGCGCCATGCACTATGTCGTAGGACAGAAGGTGCTAGGCGACTCCAATGAGATTCATTTAATCAAGCATGACCAAGAGACAAATTCCATCAAGGTATATATCATCAACGAGAAGAATGAGATAACCCTTTGGAAGGAGTTCAACTCAACCATTCCCGTATCCATAGAATACAATGTCAGCTATTGATGAAGTCGCCATTCTATTTCATAACCAAACCCCTCAAGGGGAAGAGGTACGACAATACGAGGGAGATTGGCGGCATAGAGTTCATTGTAAGCGTATCTGAGGAGGACCATAGGTTCTCCAACAGGCTTGCCGAGGTCATAGAGACCCCGTCAAAGTATTCGGGACCCATACAGAAGGGCGACATACTGCTTGTTCACCACAACGTGTTCAAGTTCTACAACGACATGAAGGGTCGGCAGAAGAGCGGTAAGAGCTTCTTCCGCGACGACACATTCCTGTTGGAGCCCGACCAATTCTTCATGTACAAGCGGGACGACAAGTGGCACGCCTACGACAGGTACTGCTTCGTGTCTCCCATTCCCGCAATCGAATCATATATAAAGAAGCCCTTCACCAACGAGCCCCTGATGGCGGTCATGCGCTACCCCAACGAGTACCTGTTGGACAGGGGCATAAGTGCGGGTGACACGGTATGCTTCAAGCCCGACAGCGAATACGAGTTCGAGGTTGACGGCGAGAAGATGTACAGGATGTTTGACAATCAAATCACAATCAAATTATGAACGACATCAAGAGCACGAAGCTTAGGATAATAGAGGCGGGTCATCAGGCTGTTGAGCAGCTTATCAAGGTTGCCAAGGAGGACATCATAAAGCCCAATGCCGATGACGAGTTGGCTGCCGACAAGCTGAAGAACGCTGCGGCGACAAAGAAGCTAGCGATATTCGATGCCTTCGAGATTCTTTCTAGGATAGAGTCAGAGAGGCAGGCGATAGATGATTTAGACAGGGGTGTAAACAAGATAGATAGTAAGCAAGGATTTGCAGAAAGACGGTCAAGAACATAGCACGCTATATCAGGTATTGAATGATTACGTACCAAAGAAGGTCATTGCGAAGAAAAACTCGTCAAGGACATGGCTCTATGGATATAACGACACCTACGACATGGTTGTCATATCCAAGACGGGTCAGATTGGTGAAATCGTAAGGATATCGGGGCTTGCCATTGCCTTGCCGTTGGCTCCTGACGAGTGTCCTCAAAGACACCATAGCGCGTCAGAGCAGCATTGGGAGAGAAGGAACCTACCCAAGGACTTATCCAAGATAACGTCCATATTCCATTGGAATGAGATGTCTAGCGACTTCAAGAACCGATGGGTCGACTATATCGAGCAGGAGTTCGACTATAGGGAGGATGGATATTGGTTCATGAACAACGGTAAGCCCACATATATCACGGGCTCACACTATATGTACCTCCAATGGGCTAGCATCGACGTCGGGTATCCCGACTATCGCGAGGCTAACAGGATTTTCTTCATCTATTGGGAGGCTTGCAAGGCTGACACGAGGTGTTTTGGTATGATATACCTCAAGATTCGTCGTTCAGGGTTCTCATTCATGGCATCTAGCGAGTGTGTGAACATCGGAACCCTTGCTAGGGACGCTAGGGTGGGCATTTTGTCCAAGACGGGAGCTGATGCCAAGAAGATGTTCGTGGATAAGGTGGTCCCAATCAACAACAGGCTGCCATTTTTCTTCAAGCCCATCATGGATGGTATGGACAAGCCTAAAACGGAGCTTGCCTTCCGTGTTCCTGCCGCCAAAATCACCAAAAAGAATATGTATGACGTCAGCTCGGAGCAGATTGACGGGCTAGACACCACCATAGATTGGAAAAACACCGAGGAAAACTCCTATGACGGAGAAAAATTGGTGTTATTGGCGCATGACGAGAGCGGAAAGTGGGTCAAGCCAAACAATATCCTCAACAATTGGCGTGTAACCAAGACCTGTTTGAGGTTGGGAAGCAAAATCATAGGCAAGTGCATGATGGGGTCCACCTCAAATGCGCTCAGCAAGGGTGGAGACAACTTCAAGAAGATGTATGAGGACTCCAACATACAGCAGAGGAACGCCAACGGTCAGACCAAGAGTGGTCTGTACAGCCT